GTAGACTTATCTTATGTTAGTCCTATGGAAACTACTATTAGTAACGTACTAGGAACACATAGTGTACTAAACTCATGCCAACAGAATGAAGTTAAAAGTCTAACAGTAATGAGTACGGATGAAGTATATGGGTCTACTAATGCTATAGATAGTAACACTAAACTTGACCCAACTAACCCATATAGTGCAACCAAAGCGGCTGCAGATATGATGGTTAATAGTTATAAACACATGTACCCTGATATGAAGATTAATACTCTTAGGTCAAATAATATTATCGGACCTAGACAGTTTATAAGAAATATAATACCTAGATTCTCACTCCAAGCCCTAACGGGTAGGAATATAACCTTGCACGGTAAGGGAGAAGCTAGAAGAAGATACTTGTGGGTAGAGGACGCCGCAGATGCTTTGTGGAGAATATCTAAAAGTGACTACAATCATAAGATATATAATATTGGACATCCCGAAGTTTACTCTAATTTAGATGTAGCAAAAATTATATGTGACCATTTGAACGTTGGTTACGATATCATTCAAACAACTGATGATAGAATTTTCAATGATACAATATATCCGTATAACCCAACAGATATTTTTAATGATTTAGGATGGTCATATACAATCAATCCTTCCGTGTCAATACCTCGAACAATCGACTGGTACAAAGAGAACATTCGATATTTTGAAAAATTCTTTGATATACTATGAGTGAGTATGAAAAATTGAATGGAGGCATGCGATTTGCACCAGACCCACAATGGATAAAAAATAGTTTCAATCATCACTGGATGGGATTATGTCATCTAATATCTTGCTTAAATATTCAACACGGCAAGATGATAGAGATAGGTTCTTATGCAGGAGAAAGCACAGCGATGTTTGCTTCTAGTGGTAAATTTATAAGTATAGATACGATAGACCCTTATTATTGGTCTGGTAGTCATGAAGTAGAGATGGAATATAAAGTTAATACTAGACACTGGGATTATATAAAACAACACAAATATTACAGTCAAGACATACATGGCAAATTTAATAATGATAAGTATGATTTTGTATACATTGACGGAGACCACAGCGGTGAGAATGTAGCTAGAGACATAGCACAATACTTTCCGAAAGTCAAAAAAGGTGGCTATATAGGTGGACACGATTATTCAAAGAATCACTGGCCAGATGTTGTAGACGCAGTAAACAAGGTGTTTCCAGTCGTTGATACATTTGCAGACACAAGTTGGTTATGCCAAAAATAGTTCTTGACAAATCCTTAAAATTTTGATATAATATATTTAATTATGATAGCAGAAGACTTATTAAGAGAGAAGAAAATTGATTATCGCATAAGCGGACAGGATGCCGTAGTGTCCTGCCTTAACCCAGAGCATGATGACAGTAATCCGTCTATGCGTATAGATAGGGTAACTGGCGTGTTCAATTGTTTCTCATGCGGTTACAAAGGTAATCTGTTTACATACTTTGGTGCACCTGCTTCTCCACTAGAAGTTCGTATGCACCGTATTAAAGAATCAATCAACAAAGTCAGGTCAGCAACTGTCGGTATCCAACTCCCAAAGGATAGACTATCGTGGAAAGGTGGTGGAATCAGAAATATATCTGAGGAGACTCTAGCTAAATGGGATGCGTTCACATGGAACGTTCCTAAGTTTGAGAATCGAATCATCTTTCCGATACGAGATATCACAGGCAAGACGGTGGCTTTAATAGGAAGGAGCTTAGATGACTTCAGTCCTAACAAATATTACATTTACCCTAATGGAGTAGAAATGCCTTTCTGCCCAGCTAAGGTAAAACCAATGCAAAACAGAGTTATCCTTGTAGAAGGAATCTTTGATGCACTTAACCTATGGGATAAAGGGCTCAAGAATACTGTATGTTGTTTTGGTACACAGCAAGTAAACTGGGTTAAGCTTAGTTTATTAAAACTCCAAGGGATAACTGGTATAGATATCATGTTTGATGGAGATGAAGCAGGAAGGCAAGCTGGTGAGAAAGCCAAAGACCTTGCAGAAAAACTAGAGATGTCTGCAAGAGTAGTAAAACTAAGAGATAACATAGACCCTGGCAACTTAACAAGACCAGAGATAGAAAGATTAAAGGAAAAATTATATGGCTAAAGTAGCACTAATAGAAACAACAATGTCCAGCACGAACTGGGATAAGTACTTTGAGTTTGAATATGATAGGTTTGCCCTGTGTTCAGATAGTTCAAAGAAGAAAATTTTGAAAAGAGATGTTGATATCGAAATCGATATCGATGCGTACGAATGGCTTATTGTTGTAGGTTCAGAGCCTTTCAAAATGTTTACAAAAAAGACATCAATAACTGAGTACAATGGAAAAGTTGTTGATTCTAAGTTTTTAGCAATAATCAATCCTGCAATGATAAAGTTCCGACCAGAAGCAAAGAAGTCGTTCGAGGAAGCTGTCGAGAGTATTACGGGTTATGTAAGCGGAGAACTACAACAAATGACCATACCAAAAGACAGATGTTATGGCATACAAGACACAGAAGAATTAAACGCTTGGTTAAAGAAAGCACTAGATGCACCAGGCGATTTTATTGCACTTGACTCAGAGACTTCAGCACTATATTGTCGTGATGGCTATATGTTAGGATTCTCTATGTCATATGAACCTGAGCATGGTATCTATGGAGACTGTGATTGCATGGATGAAGAATCAGAAAGACTCATGCAAGAAATATTCAACAAGAAAAGAGTAGTCTTTCATAATGCAAAGTTTGATTTACAATGGTTTGAGTATCATTTCAACTTCGAGTTTCCACATTTTGAAGACACTATGCTTATGCACTATATGTTTGATGAAAGACCAGGTACACATGGCTTGAAGACACTAGCAATCAAACATACTCCATACGGAGATTATGAAGCAGAACTCTCAAACTGGATTGCAGACTTCAAGAAAAGAACAGGTATACTCAAAGATTCATTTGATTATAGTATGGTTCCTTTTGATGTTATGCAGAACTATGCTGGTATGGATGCGATAGTAACATATCTATTATTTGAAAAGTTTGAGAAAGCATTGAAAACAAATGACAAACTGTATGGAGTCTACAAAAGAATCTTAGTAGAGGGTTGTAGATTTCTAAAACAAATAGAAGGCAATGGTGTCCCATTCGATAAGACTCGTCTAGAATTTGGACAGAAGCGTATGGGCGAAGACATTGACGCAGCAGTAAAAGCTCTGAATGAGTTTCCTGAAGTAAAAAGATTTATTGCAGACAATCAAGGATTCAACCCAAACAGTACATTACAACTTAGAACTTTATTATTTGACTATTGTGGACTTAAATCTGATAAGAAAACCGCAACGGGTGCACTCAGTACAGATGCTGAAGTACTTGGTAATCTTGCAGAAGAACATGGAGTACCAAAACATATTCTAGAAGTTAGACAGAAAGTTAAAATCAAGAATACATATCTTGATAAGATTATACCTAACTTAGATAGAGATGGTAGACTTCGTACAGGTTTCAATCTTCACGGTACAACCAGTGGTAGATTGAGTAGTAGTGGTAAACTGAATATGCAACAGCTTCCAAGAGACAATCCAACAGTTAAAGGTTGTATCAAAGCAAAAGCTGGAAACAAAATAGTTGCAATGGACTTAACAACAGCAGAAGTATACTGTGCAGCTGTACTTGCAAATGATGTTGGACTTATGAATGTATTCAAGTCTGGCGGTAATTTTCATAGTACGATTGCGAAACAAGTATTCAGACTGCCAGGGGATGTTGACGACATAGCAACAAACTTTGGTGCGCAAAGACAACAAGCAAAAGCTGTTACCTTTGGCATCATGTACGGAGCAGGACCGAAAAAGATTAGTGAACAAGTAACAAAGGATAGTGGAGAGTATTTCAGTATGCAAGATGCAGCGAATACTATTAAAGATTATTTCGAGGCGTTCCCTAAACTTCGTGAATGGCTAGACAACCAAAAGAAATTTATTCAAGCGAATGGATTTGTTTACAGTAGGTTTGGCAGAAAGAGAAGATTACCTGATGTCCATTCACAGGACAAAGGAATCGCCTCACATGAAGTGCGTAGTGGAATCAACTTTCTAGTACAATCTGTTGCATCTGATATCAACCTTATGGGCGGTATAGATATGCAAAGATATATCGAAAAGACTGGTATGAAGTCTAAGATATTTGCACTTGTTCACGATTCGGTTTTAGCAGAAGTACCTGAAGATGAAATAGAACACTACTCAGAAAAACTACAAGAGTTCATACAAAAAGATAGAGGACTATCAATACCAGGCGCACCAGTCGGATGTGACTTTGATGTTGCTGATGACTACTCACTAGGCAAGTTTGAAAAGTTATATGGCATTTAGTGAAATAAATTGGTACTGCGATACAGACTATATGTTAGATGTATGGGAAAAATGTGGTCGTAAACCAACTACTTTAAAAGACCCAAATATAAGTGAGTTTGTGAAGCCATTGTTAACAGTATTTGACGCTGCTGTAAAAGAAAAAAAGTACCAAATAGGTGTACTACAAAGAATAAATAGTAAAGAAGAATATGTTGGAAAGAATTGGAAGTCAGCATATATTTGGGGTTTTGACCCTTTTTATGTAAAAATAAATGGAGACAAAGTACACGCAGCAATCTGTGATGTAACTGAGCCATTAAGTATAGAAGGCGCGCACTTAGCAGTATACACTAGTTTAGACTATAATGCATTAGCATTAGGTTATAATAAATATTGGGGGCAAAACTCTGCTAGAAGAAAAGTAGTAACTACAAAAGAAATATTTGGAGCTCATGTACGTACAGACGACCTTAACATTATGTAACTTTCCGCTATATGTTCTAACACAAGAACCTGAAGTAATAGACGGATTAGTATGGATAAATGATGAGGTAGTAGATGATAGAAATATGTTAGGCGAAACTTTAGGTAAGAGAAGATTACAAACTCCTATGAAAAGTCTGTATTCTTTACATAGACAAATAGATGAGCCTAGAAATGTATATAAACATAGAGGTAAACATTTTATAGATAGTAGCGGTACTTATTATTACAAAGAACTAAAACCTATTGGAGCTATAAAATACCATAAGATTACTACAATAAAAGAAAAACATGGCATAAAAACTATTAGATGCCGAGACTTAGCAATAACACTAAAGACAAGAACTCCACCACCAGTAAATGCAAAATGGTGTGGAGTTTTATACGTAAAGAATATG